CTGTATCCGTATTGGCTGACACCGTGACGTTGCTTTTTGACCATGATGCGTTATCAAAGGCGTCACTTCTTACCGCAAGATTAGTCCTTGACTCCTCAATCAGCAATCCACGACTAACTAGGGTGGTTGGGTCGTGGTCGAAGCGAGGGGTGTTAATCGCAGCGGACTGAATCAACCCATTGCTACCGATGAACGTGGCAGCAGATGCGCGGGTGAACGTCGGAGTCGGCCCCTTGCGTGCAGTCAGTGTCTGGTCAACTGCGAACTGGAGGTCTAGCGCCAACCCGTCAGGATTCAGCGACCCGCCATTGACGAGCATGTTTCCAAGTGAATAGTTCATCAGTAGCGCATCTGCATGTTCGCGTTAGTAAAGATGCGATTCGCAACCAGCTGGGGAGTGTGTTGCTCGTCGATACGGATCATTTCCTCCTGAAGAAGCATGTCAGCTTCTTGGTCTGCAATCACAGCTTTCTCCTGCTGACCTTCAGCGCGGAGGTAGTCGGCGTAGGTGCCATGGGCGATGTATTGGAACCACTCGGCTGGAACGTCGCTCACTTCGGCTGGATCGTCGCCGTAGGTGTCAGCGAGCTGCTTCTTGTAAGTGACGAAAGCCGATGTAGGACCACTGGTGCCAGCCACAAGCGTAGCCCCGTCAGCGGTCACCATGATGTCGTATTCCTGCACCGACGCGTTGACGTAGGGTGCCTGCTTGTGAATACGAAGGAAAGTGTCGATTGGGTCTAGACCGGATTCGGTGTAGCCAACCACGTTGTTTGTTACCGTGCGCTCCTCGCCAATCTTGAGGAAGCGCGGCCAGTAGTTCGTCGAGCGATACGCACGCAGCGCACGACGGTTGATCAAGGCTTTGATTCGCCCAAGCTCGATGTTCGCAAAGACAACTCCGCTCAGTGACTGAATCAACGAGATGAGCTGAGCGTAGGTCTTGGTTTGCATCAGATGTTACCGGCTTTCAGGTGTCCCTGAGATTTGAAAAAGTCACGAACGAACTCACGGTCGTCCCAGCACTCATTGCCATATTTGTTGGCAAGAAGCAAGTATTCTCTTTGCGGGATGGAGCCGACTGGGGTTCCCAGCATCGACTTGGATTCGCGCATCGCCCGAGCTTCAGCGGCAGCTTCGATCTCCCGGCGCTTCTCCAGGCTTTCCATTAGTTGCCGTCCAGAGCAAAGCTCACGGACAAGCGCGGCATCAATCGCATCGTTAGAGAGCATAAAAAAGAGGGGCAGGAGGACGCTTTAAATCCTCCCGCCCCAATTATGGATTAGGCATTCGTGCCAATGCTGAACGGCTCAAGGATGGTGAGGCAGTAAACAATCTCACCAGCAGTGATGTTCGCAACCGTTCCGCCAAGCGTCGCGATAACGTTTACCGGGGAGGTCGTGTTGTTAACGTGACCCGGCTCAGTGTCGAGCAGGGTGCCGGTGTTGTAGGCAGTGGCGACCAGCGCGTCGAGGTCGGTCGAAGCGATGAACCCAGCAGCGGTGCCGGTAACACCAACAGTCACGGTGATGTCGCTGGCACCCGCAATTGGAGTGATGACGGTCACCGAGGCGTTAGTGACGATACCGCCACGGGGGATTTGAGCGATGGTTCGCGCAGTGGTGCCAGCAGCAACAAGGTCTGCGGCATTCATGCGGAAGTAGTGGGTGAACCCACGCTCTTCGTTATTGGTAAGTAGTGGCATATTCGTATTTCTGTTTGGTTATTTGATCCAATTCGGATTAGTATGCGATCTTACCGTGGGCTTGCGGGTGCTTGCAGACCAGCGTGCCAGCGACATCGACGAAACCACGCTCGCCGCCACCTTGGTTCTCAAGGCGGGTAGCACCCATCGGGATGAGGCTGTTGAAGCCGAGGTATTTCGGGTTGATGACGTAGCCCACGTTGGTGGTGCCGGTCGGCATGCAGCTCGGGTTGCCGTTCACGATCTTCACCAGACCGAAGTCCGAATCGTAAAGGTTCACCGAGAGGGTGATCGCCTTGCTGGTGGCATCCTGGTTCACGTGGTAGGTTACACCGGCAGAGGACGGGGTAGCACGGGTGAAGTTGCTGATCAGCTGGCGAAGCGCAACGTTGGCAACAAGCGTGAGCGAGTTCATCTCACCGTTACGGGAGAAGATCGAACCGATCAGGCTGTTGAAGCTGGACTCGCTGATGGTCGAGCTGATGATCGAACCAGCGGGGGTGCGATAAGCAGCAGGAACCGGGTTGGTGGCTTGGGCGGTGGACTGAATCCACTTTCCAAGACCGCGCATGCCGTAGGGGGTGCCAGCGCCATTCTCCACGGTCATCTCGTTATCCGAAGCGATGGTGGCTTCGATGTCGCGCTTGATTTCACGCATCGACTTCGCTTCAGCCTGGGCGATGTTGGCGGGGCCAACGCTGGTGACAGCCTGCTGAAGATTCGAGACGAGGTAGTCACGACGCATCAGCTGGACGTAGTTGCCGAGGCGGGCGCGGTCGGCAAACTTGTCAGAGAACGAAGCAACGTCAGAACCTTCGCTGATGCCGGTGGTGGCAGGGGAAGCGAGGGAATCGACAGTCCATTCGCTGAACGTCGAGGTGGCTTTACCCTTACCGCAGAGCGAAAGGATCGGGGTGTCTTCAGCAGCAAGGATGGCAAGTTCGTTGCTCAGATCCTCCCGGTTGGAGATGGCGGAACCAGTTCCGGTCTTCGCAGCCGGAGCGGACGGTTGGTAGGTGCTAGAGATGGGCATCTTAGTAGTTGGTTAGCTTTACTTGTATTTAGCGATTCTTGCAGCAACCCAATCTTCTGGACTCCCGCTCTTTTCAAAGCGGTTGAATGCGTCTGCAACCTTAGCCTTAGGATTCACCGAGGACTTCGCAGCACCTGCTCCAAATGGGTTTGAGGATGGCTTCACCTTCAATTTGTTTCCCACCGCAGGGGCTGACTTGACCTTGGCTTTCCCGTGGATCGAGTTCGCCGCATGAGCTAGAATGTATTCGATTTGGTACCCGATTTCTGGAACTTGCTTTCGCAGCTTTTCAATCAGAGGATCAGACACTAGCGCCTTGAATTGCTTCCCGACATTGGAGTTTTCGTCCTTGATGTCTGGAACTTCTTCTTCAGCTGCCGCGATGTATTGACTTTTCATCTGCTCCATCTGGGCAAGCTGCGCAATGTGAGCTTGCTGAGCCGGGATGTATTTGGTCAACGCTTCGCGGGCGTTTCGGTTGGCTTTTCGAATCTGCTGCTTGGTGAATTCCTTGTCGCCCACAACGATAATGTCCTCAGGACGGTAGTCGATGTGCTCTTCGAGGATGTCATCCGTTGACTCAAGGGTGCGCTCAAGCTCCTGATACTTCGCTTTCAGGTCGTCAAACGACGTGATTTCGCGAAATGGGTTTTCGTCTTGAGGGACTACCTTGATTTCCGGCTTCGATTTAATCTGCTCCTCAAGGGCTTTCTTCTGAGCGGTTAGCTCGCCGATGCGCTGAAGCAGTCGGCTCTTGCCCTTTTTCGCTAGGGATTGAATCTGTTCCGTCGTCAGGGACAGCAGGTCGATGTCGCTTTCCTCTTCCGTTTCTTCAGCTTCTTCCTCTGATTCGGATTCCTCGGACTCTTCCTCGGTGGACTCATCCACTTCGGCTTCTTCATCCTGGGTATCCTCCTCTTCGGCTTCTGCTTCGGATTCAGCTTCGGTGCTATGTCTGGCGATTCTCTGAGCTACAAGCTCTTCAAACGTCAGGTTGTCATCCACTGATTCTGTAGCTTCAGCGATAGCTTCTGGATTGCTCATATGTAAACGCCATTTACGCTCGGCGGTGCGAATGGAAGACGATTACGCAATCTGGTTGCAATTGTCAAGCGTGGGCGTTAACAGGCAAAAAGCATCCGCCCCAAATCCAAAAGAAGAAGGGGTCACGGGGAAAACAATAAACCCGTGACCCCTCATGACACACACACTGCGAACCGCGTGAGAGACTGCGGCGAGGCGATGAAAGCAAAAAGCCAGGCATTGTCAAGCACCCCTGCTCAAGAGACTGATAACCTCATCTAGGGTGGAGATGCTTCCGCAGAGTTTCATTACGTCGTTCTCACCCACACACTGGCGGAAGTCAGCGATAAATCGTTCACGCTCATCGCGCAGGAACTCGATGATGACCTTGAACTCGTCACGGTCGGAGAGCGCGGATACTGCTTCTTGGATGCTAGGCTTGGGAATGGGTGTCATTTCAATCGTCCTTTTGGCTTGTTCTTTGAGGTGCGTGGGAATCCGCGGTTCTTACTCACGGATGTGGCGGCAAGGTTGCTAGCACGGTTGTCCTTCGGATTGTTGTTCTTGTGGTGAACATCTTTCCCGTCACCGTTCGACGCAATGCCTAGCTTTACCGCCTTAGCTCGTCCAGCATTACGACCAGCCCGACGAGCAATCTGCTTGGGCTTCCCGTGGTAGTCTTGGTATTCCTTCTTGTAGTCCCTCATGGCTACTTGCGCTTGCCTTGCTTCTTAGGCATCCGGCCCATCTTGATCTCGATCTCGACGTAGCCCTTGCCCTTCTTGCCACCTTTTCCCTTGGATTCGTGGTCGCATGATTTGCTGTTCTTCATAGGATTATTTGCGCTTGGAGATTCCCGCTTGGCTCATGGCGATGGCGACAGCTTGGCGACGGTTCTTGACGACTGGGGCTTTCCTTGGACCTTTGGGGTCACGACCAGCGTGAAGCGTTCCCGCCTTGTATTCCCCCATCACCTTGGCGACTTTGGCTTGTTTCCCTGATTTCGTGGCTGGTTTTTTCATAGGATCACTTCATCGATTTGCTACCTCGGCACTTCCATTTGCGACGCGACAGGTTGTTGGGTGAATTCGGATCGGACTTCCAGTCGCCCTTGATCTTCGCGGATCGAGCGCAATAGGCGTCGCCTTTCGATGTGCCTGGACGAATGCGATCACCACCATCTGCCGCCTTGCCAGCCTGCCCATACCGGACGGTTTTCTTGCGACCGGTCTCGGGATTAGTGACGACCTTCTTGAATCTCTTTTCCATTACGGTTCGATTAGGTATTCGCATTCAAACGCGAGGATCTCGGGCGGGTCGATCAAGGAGTAATACTCAGGCTTCTTGGCTGTTCTTCGCAGGCAGGTTTCGCAGCCTTCACGCCAGCCGGAATGCTCGCCGTCTTCAATCCACGCGCCATTGCAGCGTGCGTAGTCGTTTGGAAGCCAGTTCTTCATTGCTGCATTCCTTGGGTTTGAACTCCGCCCATGTCGGCGGGTGCTGTTCCGATTCGCCCGATTTCAGCGTTCTGGGCCTGCTGTAGCTGGAACTGGTATTGCTCCGCGTATTTCTGCAAGCGTGCCGCGAAAGCCTCGTCAGACTGCGCTCTCGCAGCCACATCGGGCTGCTGGACGTAAGCCTGAACCATCTGCATCGCGATCTGAGCACCATTCGGCTGAGCAGGCACCTCGATACCGGCAAAGATCTTCGCAAGGTCGTCGGTGACGTTCTTCGCTACCTTCTGCTGGGCTTCCTCCATCGGCTGGAGAACGTAGTCAGCAAAGATAGGGTTGATTGCTGACGCAGTGAACTCAAGCAGCTTGTTCACATCGAGGATGCCATTGCGATCCAGCTGGACCAACGAGACCATGTTTTTGAGCTGAGTCTCTGCTGTGTCGGGGTCGGTAGCTAGGGAGTCAAACGACACCGTGATGCTGAAGTTCTCGTCCGGGCTACCCTTGGTCATCACCTGCGGATTTGGGTTTCCAGTGACCTGGAAGAACACCTCGTCCGGCCCCATGCGCTGGAACAGCTTCCACGCCATCGTCAGCACATCCTTCACGTGGTCGAGGAACCGCGTGATGAAGAACTGCTGCCTAGCCACCGCAAGTGGATTGCTAAGATCCAAGCCGACAGCACGATCAGCTTGACCACGCATCGAAAGCTCGGCCTCAACAGAACCGTCGTCACGCGGGGGAATCGGACCGAAAGCGATCTCACCCAAGCGCCGATAGGGGACGCGGCGACCCGGACCCCAATCAGAAGGAGGCCTTCCAGCAGGGTGCATAATGGGCGGAAGGGTAGCCAAAGAAGCCCGGTCAATGCGGCTGTCGCGCTCCGTTTTGATCTGCATCTGCGACCCCCGGAGGATGTCCGAGAAGGTCTGGACTTCATACATTCGCTTCTGGTCATTCGAGAGTCGGGTGACAATGAACGGGTAATCGTCGTAGCCATTCAGCAGTTCGTGCTTCGCGTATCCATCGGCCTGCGGGTGGAAGACGGTGCAATAGATGCCTTCGGAACCATCGTCCTCGTCGATCAGTCGTTGGTAGCCATAGACCACCATGACGAGATCGTTGTCGTCGGTAATCGGTAGGCGGGTCTCGGTCTTCACTTTCTCGCCATCGAGATACATGGAGTCCTTGCCCCTCAGGTTGGTGATGGCGTAATCCACCCACTTGCGATCCCAGCCTTCGTTGGTGACCTTCTTCTCCAGCTCCTGAGCGGTGAGGAACGTTCGCCAGAACATGTAAGGCGCGCGCTGCGGGTCGGAGATGTAAGACGGGAACATCACCTCGCCATCGGGTGCGCAGGAGTGGACGATTGGGCAGTCAACCGTCTGGCGTGACAGGGGGATTTCAGCCACAGCCATTGTCCGAAGATCCTTGATTGCCTTCTTCGCCCGCTTTGTGGAGAGCGCCGGGAAGGAGTCTTGGATCAGATTGAGCAGGGTTTCGTCGTCTTCGCCGCTAAGGATCAGTTCCGCAAGGTCAGGTGAGGCTTGGGCGATCTGCTCTAGGCTAACGCTCTGAAGGTAGGATCGACGCTCACGCTTCCATCCGACGTAAGTCACCATGAGACCCTTCTCCAGCAGGTAGTTCCCGCCAAGCTCCATCTGTCGCTTGAAGTCAGGGATGTAGGAGGAGCGCATCCACTTCAGGAACGAGGAGACGATTGCCGCCCGAGGCATGGATGCCATCGAGGTTGGGAATGCCTTGATGTGAGAACGGGAAAGCGCCTGGTCAAACAGCGCGACGTAGGTGTCGATCCGCTCACCGACAACGTTCACCTCTTGGTCTGACGCACCCTGCCACGGGAAGGCGTTAGCGCCATTCTTGCGTAGGTCGTCAGACTTGCCATCCCAGATGTTGCGCCGGTCATTGTAGGAGCGCAGGCACGACTCGAAGTAGTAGTCGAGGTCAATCAGGCAATCATCGTAGGCACTCGACAAGGCACCGATGTCAGGCTCCTTGTCAACGTAGACCATCGCCTCGTCTTCCATCTCTTGAGTGTAATTCATTTCACGTATTCGTAGTAATTCCCAATGTCAGACGGGACGAGTTCAACCTTGATCTCCTTGCCAACCAGTGACTTAGCAGCCCATGTCGGGCATTTAACGTCAATTCGAAAACCATCCAGCTTGGCGGTCACCCACGATGGATTTGCGCAGCAGGCAATCACAAGCGCCTTGATTGGCTTGATGTCCACATCGCCCAAATCAAAAGGCTTGTCCATCTTAACCTTGGCTGGACGCCCTCTCTTCTTCGCTGGTAGTTGTGAATCCTGCATTAGTAGCCTCCGCTTCCGTGGGTTGTAACAAAATTATCAAGATTGTCAACGTGGTCAATCCCGGAGATCGCGGCGTATCGGAGAACGTCAATGGCATCCTTCCATGCTTCCTTGAGTCCGCCTTCACCCGTGTATTCCGAGAGAGCTTGAATGATGTTCTCGCAATCAGAACTCACGTAGAAGTAGGGTCGATTGACAGAATCCAACGGCTTATTCGTGTCCCATGCCATTTTCCCGATCAGAGCTTGCAACCCGTCGTCGATGTCTAGACCTGGAGCCGGAACACACACCATGCCAGCGTCATTCAGGTCTTCGATGATCGAGGATGATCCGTCTTGAACTTGATACTTTGCAGCACCAAGGCGAGGGTCGATGAAGTCGCATGC